GTCAGCGTTCAATGTGTTCCACGCATTGCGCGTACCCATGTAAGACATTCTCAAGCAACCACCCTGGCTAGTGGTGGGATCTAAGTAAACATGAGGCAATTGGCTCTCGGACATGTTCACAAAAAGACCCGTTTGGGGTACGGTTGTCTGAAAATAGTCCAATACTGCCTGTGGGCGATGAGAGGCCAATAGCAAACCATAATGAAATGGAGTTCCATTGACCAAAATTCGCACACACAAATCACACTTAAAATTTGCATTGGTTGCGATGCGATTCACCACTCGCTTATTTGTGAACCATAGTAACAAAGGATCAATCTGTATTAATGGAAACGGCGTATTGACAGTCCAACTATAAGCGGCTATCTTCAAAGGTCTGGCGAAATAATCTCCGATGAACACATCTGGAGCATCTGCTTGGTAGTAGGTGTCATCTTTTACGTTCATAAAATGGTGTTCGACGTTGACAGTATCGTCGTGCATCGTCGTCAGGACCTGAGTGACTTTGGGCGGAGTTTCCCCAACATCATGTAATTTTCCGGATTGGAATTGGTAAGATCTAGGTTCATTGCCCTGACCATTCTCTCCCGACTTGCCGGGCCTGTCTGGTCTGGGTAGAGGAGTGCTGGGAACAACTGGAACCGTAGGTATTGGTGCTGGCGGAGCGGGTTTAAACTTCAAAGCCACCTCATTGAAATTAGTATTAGGAACCACCAAAACACCCTTATCAAATCTAGGCTGTATGGTGTCTCTGACGTAATCGAAATACGCCTTTTCTCTAGCTTCAAAAACAGCTGGGATCAATACTCCTTTATCATCAAAGAACTCCGGTGGATTTGCGAAACCAGATTGGGTCTCGTATTCCGTTATCGCACGTACCACATCTTGAACACCAAGAAAGTCAACAAAGAGATCTGCATCAAATGGACAACAACCAAAAAGATATCCATCGCGTTGCCTCCGCAATTCCTCAGCGGTCAATTCATCATCCACCACGTCATGCGCCTCCAAATCTTGGCGATAGACGCGCTCTCTAACAAAGTCACTGAATGTGACACTGTTTCGAGAGACTTCTAATTCATCCCCAAGGGATATAGGGCTATCCGGCCCTTGCAGATTACTGCCATTTTCGTTTCGGGGGTTACTAAGCCCCATGGTATTTTGATTAGAATTCGTAAGTGGAATAGTTTAATTGCCCGACACTCATAAGGCAATCACCAAAATCGAATTTCAAAACCCACAAGCGTTGAACCTCACCTCGATCAAAATGAGAGTCCCCGTAAATCAATGTGGGTTTTAACCAATTTTCTCACTGCACTCTTCATAAGAATCATCTAGATTAGCGCAGTGATGGTGGAAAGCATGCTTGTCAGCGACAATGGTCAATTTGCGCTGCATATCAGTATAGAATTCCTTACCGCGAGGGAAAGCTTCCCTCAAAGCTGCGTCACACACAGATCCAGCCCACTGAGCGTCATCTAGCTCGGTAGACCGCATACGGCAATGTAACGACTTGAAAATAGATGATAGCTCCAAAGCCCCCATGAACCTCTTCTTCTCGTCATTAAAGACCGATTTCCTCTTGAGGAAGTCAACCTCAGCCATCATCATGTATTTAACGTGATCTCCCGACTTACTAGGAGGGGTATACCTCATGCCAATAGAAGTGATGTAGTTTGATTTAGAAATATTATCGTACAAGGGGAAAGCGGAATTCACGCTTCCAATATCATCATCACCATACGTCATCATAGAGACAGCCTCCTTGAAAGGAATTGAAGGAGGGTACAAACTGTAAAACGCACATCTGGAAATCAAGGAATTGGCAATCGAATTGATGTAAACGGTTAGATTATGGCCTGAGGGGTTGCTACCCATAAGCCTAATCAACGTTCCATCATATGCCAGATAAGGATAGACGACCTCTGTTGCGAGGGAACGCATAATGATCAGCGATCTCTCAGAATAACCACAATGCTCGGCGAACCTGACCAATATATCAAAAGCAGCACTTGTGATAGCAGGTGACATGCGTTGATCGTATGCGCTATAATCACCAGCCACGATCCTGCTATCACCGAACTTGACGATAGTATCATGCATCTCCTGCCACTCTTCGCTCATGGCATTAATGCCCACAGCGCACTCTGATGCCAAAGGAAACATGCTAAGTAATGAGACAATGGGCAAATAATACTTGCGCAACAGCATCTTTAAAACAAGAGGAGCGGCCTGGAACACCCGTGCTTTTTCAGATCCAATGGGACGCATCTCATCCTTCAGTGAAGCGCGATATATCGCATTAATTCTCACACCATTAAGCAGCAGTCTCTCACAACGTTCAAACTCTTCCAAGATATCTTCATCCATAGTAAAATTACAGGCATGATCCTCGACCGGTTCAAGTAGGGTACATACGTTTTTCAATGGGCCAGATAAAGGAAATCCAACCGAGGTGTTCTGCGGCATTCGATTAATAAACCTGTCGTTGTCAATCCCATTGATAATGGATGGCATGTCAAGTAGTTCGACGGGTCTGGTGAACTGCATGATATCTGACAAATAATCTTCTGACGCAATGCATAACAGAGCTATGTCTGGTCCCTCACTTATAGTCGAAAAACCTTGCATGCCGAGTTGCCATGGAAACCACTTGGGGACAGCCGGAGGACCCAAAGGAGCAGGCCCATGGGCACGATCTACTCCAAAGACTTCAGTGATGGTCTCACTGATATGGGAGATGATCACCTGTGAGGAACGAGTTGAACCTCCTATACAAGGTCCGATCACATCAACACTTGCATTATCGGGCAGATGATTGGTGGGGCATTGTGGTCTAACCTCCCCTTGCAGCATATACGATTTCCCATCCCTTCGATCTGCGAACTGCATAGTATCGAGATCACTACTCTCAGCACACTGCAGAATACCCGGATAATCGAAATGCGAGAAAGCCTCACTGGCTTGCGATGCAGTTAGGCAGCCCGCAGCTCCATGCGAAGTATCTGGGACCCCACCTAAATGAAAACCAATGATCTTTGGATGCTTCCCCTCACTCACAAGTGAAGCCATACACATACCTCGGAAAGTAGTCAAATCGGATAAGGTGTACTTCCAACCCCTGTATTGTATCCCTTGCACGTTAATATCACCAGGATTACAGCGAGTCACATCACGTTGTATCTCTCCATTAATATCGCGAAAGGCAAAGTTAGAGCCTAGAGCGCTGTCCGGGAAAGTTACAGGGAGATAAGGAGTCATATCCCTGAAATCACCACCCGTGGGCAAATACCACACTCTCAAATCGGTTCCCGGGATATGGTAACTGCGAATAGTTGAAACGTTGCACGTGCATTCGTGCAAATTTTTACCAAATGAAGGTTTGAGCTTAACGGTCAACTTGGCATCTTCCCGCAAAAAATGGTTGGGGAGCAACAGGAAATGTGTTTTCAACATGAAACCTCCACAAATCTTAGTTCCCCACTTGACAAACACATGATTATTCTCACGCATCTTAGCTAGGTTCTCCCATGTAGTAGTCGCACTCTGTTCGCCACCTCGAGTACTCTTGGGAACCGAGGTAAACCACGCGCTAGGCGACTTCTTGCGCTGTTCGAACTCCTCATCATCGGGGTTCAATCGAGATTGCACCCGGTACGCACGCAAACCCTTAAATCCCAGTTTGATCAACTTAAAGATCAGCCAAGTTGAAAATAAGGTTGCCGTACCAGCGAGGTACAACTTCCCTTCTCGTGTGGTCGTCAAATGGGTTTTTAACTTCTTAGTCTGAGCACAAATATCAGACCCCACACTCAACATGAAATTCCTGTATCGCACCCCGTACTTCCACATACTATACCACCAGAAAAAACGGCGATAAAAGAACGAGAGGAACGGAGCGACCACAAAGAAACATCCTGCAAACAAAACGAAATGAGAAGTGAGTAGCGAGAAGATGGCGCAAAAAGGTAAAACGCCTATATTAAAATACGTCAACCATGAAAACCATTTAGTGGTCTCCTCCGCAGCCGGCGCAGTCGGGAGTGGATCGCCAAAATGCTGAGCGGTGCAAAAAAGGGTAGCGGCACACTGGCCAGTGCCTCCATTCGCCACATCCAACTCGTGAAACTTCAGGAAATCGCTCATCATTCGATCCGCCACTGACTCCTCGCCCATTTCACCAGCTTGCATCTCGATGCATTGGCAATTGGAGGCAAGTCGAGCGCACTGCTTACACACCTTCAATCTGGTGTGTATAGTGGATTGGCCATCAACAATTTTAACCTGATTCAACTTATGGATCCTGGAGTCATGGGCGATGTACTCAGCAGCTTCTCGGATCGAAATGTCTTTAAGAAATTTCTTGTTATACCAAATTGGCTCGAACATCCCAATGTCTGGTCTTCCGGATACAGGATTGGGTCTTGTGACAACTCTAGAAAGAGTGATATCCCATAAATCAGGATAGTCCTTGTCCTCACCGGTCAGCGTATCTACGAAAGCATTAGCTTTCACAGGATCCATCATTTTTTGTCCAGAGCCATTTAACAGCGCAAACTCTTCTTTTACTCTCACAGTGACATGCACGTTCAATCGGCGTAAGATAGAGACTGGCTCGACAGAAAAGACGCTAGCGTTCAAATCTTGCACGTTAGAGGTAAGTAAGATGGTCTTCGGGCGGATGGCGATCTTTCCCTTAGAATCCAAATCCGCCATCAAAGCTAGCTCTGGATTGTTATTGGCCCACTTAATTAAGTTGGCCAAAGGGGAAGTTTGCAAGAAGTTTGTGTTGGTGTTACAAATGTCATCCATCACCACAGATTCCGTGTCCGCTGAATATCCGCTGAAGTACTGATCATTCTCATTCGAGGTCACGCGCTTAGCCGGATCTCCCGTACCGTCACACATCTTAATAGCAATAGTGTTAAGAATACTAGCAACTGAGGTCTTACCGACCGAAGATGACCCGAAAATCAAGATCACATACGGGGCGACACGCATGCCACATGAATTAATACGCCGGGTGAGCTCCATTTTCAACTTCGCAAGCTGTGCCATTCGCTGAAAAATCTGGACCTTCTCGGGCCCTTTTGCGATGACCGAATGAAGCGATGTGTAGTAATCCGTTAACTCTTGATTCTCCTGAATATATTGACTCTCAGTGAATCCGATGGTTTCCCAGTCGCTATCAAAAGCGCCTGAAAAATTAGCCAAATAGTTAATGAATCGTTGGTCGAAGGAAAACGACTCAGCGTCCGTGTACAAGATGGGTTTGAAAGTCTTCTGGGTGAAACACAAATAACCAACATCTAGGAAGTACGATGCTGCTTCAAGCACCAACTCGCCCGTATCGATGATATTCATACTATCCAATCTCTTCTTTAAAGATTCTGAGAAGAGAGGTATGCCCGCCACGTTAAAGTCAAGACTCAATACTGAGCACATGGTGGAACTAACTAGGATTGCAATCAAATCAATCATGTAGCGCACGAATTTAGAATGCTTTAAGAGTTTCCAATTTTTTATGGAACCTCTCATAAGATCTGCAAAGTCGCCGTCCTGTAAATCGTAGCTCTCACGCTGTTTCTTAACATCAATTTTGCGGTTAGCCGGAGATAAATAGCTCACGTTCTCCCATTCGTCAACTGACCAGAAGTCTTCATCCAGCACAGTGTGGTTCATCAAAGAAGAGATCAGCGTCTCAGTGACACTAGCCTGATGGTAAATCTTTAAATGTGCTATGACCAATGCGGTTGCGTTGATTGCGCTAGTAGAAGTCCATAAACCAGCCGACAATGTAATCAAATTCTCAATGTTGTCAATAACGGAATGGCTGGAATAGCTACGGAACCACCACTTGCAAGTTTGGTACCAAGAGGTAGCAGTTGGAGCGCGCAACCTGCGTTCTGCAAGATGCATTACCCACATCTCGCGCGCAGTTCGGGTACCATGCAAGAAATTAGAGCGGACAAATGTGGTGACTGCCACAACTGGTTGAAACATCTTGCACGTAGATAAGATTCCCCACCAATAAGCGGGCAGGGGCTCATCATCGACGCCATAAGGGTCACCTTCGAGAGGTGGCGCCTCTGTGAAGACAACCTTATTTTCATTCAATTCCCCTGATTGAAAATTCATTTTCTTCAATTTCTGCTCCAAGGCAGTGACAGCCGATTGAATCTGCGTCTTCTCAGCTTGGGCAGAGGACATTTGCTTTTTCTTGGATTGAACCTGGTGTAGATTCTTCTTAAGCTTGCACTTCTTTCGGTTCTGGGAACCACGGTACTTCGATTTGCCGTATTCCCCCGATTGGAAAACCCAATCTAGGACTCCATAGTCCTCCTCAAATGTATGAGGCTTCGGTACAAGACCGGTCAAAAGGAAAAAGTGGAGGAAGTTCTTCAGAATGAGGATTAGGATGCTCATGACAAAATTCATATTGTACTCGAGTCCCTAATCTCCCATACCAAAGAGCTTCCAATTCGTAATAAAACGAAAATGGAAAGCTCAACTGGTATGCCACAACGTTACTCACTATAAATAGTTTTACGATGCGCATTGGGTACACTTGTACCCAACAATCAATGCAATGTTAATGATGCTATATAGACAGATGCGTGGTAATGAACCACAGCGCTATCTGCCCCGTAAACAACATATATGCACATATTGTGGCAAATGGAGACGGAGTTAATGCACCTGCCGGTGCATTCCCTCCAGGGGGGGGCGCCTTATTCCCCAATAGAAATCACTTTATATATAGGTAGTGATTGGCAAAGACCTATCAAGGCTTTACATTTTTACTTCTTGCAGCTCCGAAGGTTCAAAGTTTACGTCGATTAGACGTCCAGTTTCGTGTCGTTTCTGGCAAAACGTGAATCTTAAACAGTGATTCCTGACTGTGGCTAAATTTTAAAATGGCTAGCTACCATGTTTTTTCCCTAGGCAATCGACCTAGGACAAGTATTTCTAACTTCGTTTAGATTGTAGCAAACAAGTGATAGACATTATTGTTTAGTCTAATACTGAAATAGTAATTGAATTCCCTCTAAGAAGAGAGTCTCGCAATAATCTCTCAAAAACAAAGATACATTCACACTTCAGTGGAACAATACACAAACCGTGAGACCGAGTAATTCTCGCCCACACGCCTTATTATCATTTCTTGGAAATGTCAAACAGATCAATGTAGTTTGATCAACTACTCCAAGACCCCCATGC